TCAATATCAGGGTCCGGCTTCCCCTCATACTCCGGAGACCCGGCCCTGACCCCGCAGTGCGGGCACCGGTCCACATCTTCATACATCTGCGAATCCTCCATCCAGACGCCCCCGCACCTGTTACACACCCGTAAGGGTAAATCCGCTACTCCACTCATAATTATCTCTCACAGAGCCCACAAAGTTTAAAAGATTTTCTCTCACAGAGGACACAGACCCGCCTGCCTCGCGTTGCGAAGCATTGCGGGCAGGGGACACAGAGAAAAGATTTATAAATAAAAAACTCTGTGATCTCTGCGGGCTCTGTGAGAGGGTTTTTCTTTTTTCATTAAAAATTCAAAACTAAAACGTCCCTTCCTCCGGCGCCGCTTTTTCTGAGTTCTGATCTCCGGTCTCTGGCTTCTGATCTGTATCTTCCGGCTCCTCCGCCTCTTCCTTCTCATAATGATACGCGCCCAACTCGATCATTCCCGCATTTCCCCACCACTCGGGTCGGACCTCAAACCCGAACTCGGGCCATGTGCTGGCCTCTGAAAAGGCTTTTTTCCGCTTGTCCTTGACCGGTCTGCGGATATAGACCATGGCATCTAAATTGCTCGCATCCCCATCTACCGGTACCGGTACCCCCTCCAACTGTCTGCGCTCGATCTCCTTTTCACGGGCATCGTAAAACCCTGCCGACATCTCCTTACCTGTCCGGTCCCACCAGTTAAGGGCCAGCCGGTGCTGTGTAGGATCGCTGATAATATTAAGATCCTCTTTTTTCAATACCGGACTTTCGTCCTTGTACCCGTACACCCCGTTGGTATGGAGGAAAATCTGCCGCCCGTCGCTCTCCTGCCACGACCTGATCACATTGATCTCCTTCTGCCCGGTCGTCCCGTCCGGGTTCGTCACCTTGATAAACAGTTTCTGTGCCATAAAAAAACCTCCGGTTTTTAGTTATTTGTTATTTGTTATTTGTTATTTGTGGTTACCGGGCATTCGGGCCTGACATCCCAGACCCGAATAACCAATAACCGATAACCAATAACTGTCCCTTACTCTCCCACAAACAACATCTTCAATGAGACCGTCGGGGTCTCACCCGTGCCTAATTCCGGGAGTGCGATATCCGCGCCTCCACTATCTGCCGGGTCTTTCTGTTGATACATCAGGAGCTTGTGGTTGGTCCGGTCGTACTTATAGACATACCCGTCCCCGTAGGGCTGTTCGATGAGCCCGATATCCACCTGCCGCTGAAGCCCGAACAGACCGATGGCCGGAAGCTCCACCCCGCCGGTGGGATAGGTCAGCGCCCCATCACCGAATGCAATGGTCGCTATACCCATAAATTTACGCAATGCCCCGTGACCGATATCCTTATCCCTGGAATTCACGGTCACCGTGACATCAGTGCTCGCTAAAGCTGTCATGATAAAATTCCTCCGTAATTTTCGTTATTCGTTATCCGTTAATTGTTATTTGTGGCCATTGGTCATTCAGAGCCTGTCCTGCTTAGGGTGAATAACCAATAACCAATAACTAATAACCAATAACATCCTAAGTCGTTGCAACCAGGTCCGTCATGTTGGCCTTGGTCTCGGGCATTTGCTGGACCAGAAGCTCCGGTCTGAAATGACCCGTAGGTGTACCGGTCGCGGCAGTCGTCAACTGGACAACCACCTCTTCACCCGGTTCCAGGACCGTGCCTACGGCCACTTCGTCGTACAGCACCTTGCCCTGGGCCGTGGTGCCCATGATAAAGTGGGCGATATCCGCGGCGCCCCGGGACCCGTCCGACCCCAATGTGGGCCGTTTGTCAAAATCCACCACGGGCGTGGTAGAGCTGCCGGCGCAAACCTCGGTGACAGCGAGCTGCGCCCTCACAACCTGGCACTTGAACGGTACATGAAACACTCCCACATCCGCAGCACCCTGATCACAATCGACACCTAAGGCATCGTCGTAATCAACAAACAGATCCAGCGGAAGGGGTATCGTTAAATCGCTTCGTAACGTCATGATAAAATTCCTCCGTAATTTTAGTTATTCGTTATCCGTTAATTGTTATTTGTTCCGGTTACCGGCTATCCGCTTTCCGAATAACCGATAACCAATAACCTGCCTAAGAGCTTGAAATCCTCACGATCCTGGCCAGCCGGTCGGTGTTCACGGGAAACTTTACCCCGAAGGCCACGGTCCCGATCCAGGCAACCGCATGACGCCGGCCGAAATCCGCATTGGCGTTCGGCATGGCTCTCAGATGCGGAAACTCTATCTCGATCCGGGCAACCGCGTCCCTGCCGAAAATCACACCCTCGCCGAGGACGGAACCGGTACCGACCGAATTGCTAAGGGCCGACTCGTTGTTGACTTCAATCATCCGCACGGACTCTATCTGGCCGATCTCGCCCCGATAGAGATGATCCCCTTTGCGGAGATACATATTCCAGGCCTCGATCACACGGTCGTCACGCAGACCCCGGAGGGCCTTGGTGGACATTAAACCGATATAATGCTCGCCCTCGTAAAAGGGGACGTGCAGGTCCTTGACCATATAATCCCGGATGGTGGAGATGTGATGCTTGGTCACATTGACCAGACCTGCTGTGGATGCCGTGCCGTCCGTGTCCCATGTCCCGCCCGTAAGACTGGTGGGGATGAAAATCACCTTGGCATCGGTCCCGGTAAACTCCGTGGCCGCGGCCACATCCATGGCCTGGTTCATCTGGTCGATCAGGGCCTCCTGTGCGCCCTGCTTGGGATCGAACTTGGAAAGCTGACGCGCCAGGTCGGTGTACTCAACACCCCGGCCCCATTCCTTGATGGTGATATCCTGCTTTCCCATGGTGAGCTGATCGATCGGCACCCTTGTGGTCTCTTCCAACTGGGCCGATGTGGGATCAGATAAGGGTTTATAATATACAAGGGTAATACTCTCGCCCTTGCCCTTGCCGAATGAATCCTCCTTTTTGGTAAACGGCACAAACTTCCACTGCCTGGCCGCCACCTTCAGGAGTTTTCCCGACAGATGGTGGTTCTTATAGACGCCGGTCTGGGCGTCAAATTCCCACGTAAACGTAGCTTCGGTAGACATTTTCTACATCCTCCGTATGTGCGCATAGCGGTAAGCGCATGGCGCATGGCAAAACTGCTCTGCGCTCTGCGCTATGCTCTCTGCGCTTAGAGCATCCTTTCTTCCATAACGTCGTCGAGGGCGTCATTGAGTGTCACGGCCTTGGGCTTCGAGGGTTTCTCTTCGCTCCGATCGGCCGCGGACGTACCGAGAGGCAAATTCTCCTCCTGGTGTTCATCGCTCTTCTTCTCTGCCGCCTTCTTCAGACGCTCCTGGAAGCGCTGCTCCTGTTTTGAGTGATAATCCTTGGTCTGCTGTACGGCGAAATCTATCTGCTCGTCAAAAGAGAGCTTTTGGCCGTCCGGGCCTTCGGTAGGGGTAAAGCTGCAGGCCATCCGGAAATAATCGTCATCCGGATCGATCCCTGCGGTCTTAGCCTGGTCTTTCACTGCCTCCCAGACGGTTCCCTCGCTCTCGCCCGACGGGGTCTCTTCGGCTTTCGCCGCGCCCGCTTCGCCTTCCGCCATGCTCTCTGCGCCCTGCGCCCTGCGCTTAATATCAACCGCCGAGTCTTTCTCGGCCCAGATCCGGGATACTTTGTTACGGTAAGTCTCGTCCTCCGGATCCAGATCGTCGATTTTGACCAAGGCCTTCTCGTGCTCCTCGGTCATAAAATCCAGCAGATTCTTATCGTCCTGTTCCTGTGTTACCCTCTGTTTTTCCGCGTCTCGAGCCTTATCGAGTTCCTGTCTCAACCGGGCGGCCTCCTGCTCGACCTTAGAGGCCTTTGCCTGAATATGCCGGTAACCGGTCTCAGCGTCTTCCTGACTCTTAAAACGGAGTGGTTTTTTACCTTCATCCGGCGTCTTCTCTTTGTCCTGAGTTCCCGCCGCATCCTCTTCCTTTTTCTTTCCATCCGGCGTCTCTTCTTTGTCCTGAGTTCCCGCCGCATCCTCTTCCTTTTTCTCTCCGTCCGGCGTCTCTTCTTTGTCCTGAGTTCCCGCCGCATCCTTTTCCTTTTTCGGAGGGCTGTCCTGATCATCGGATTTCGGGGTAATGGTCGCTTTTTTCTGCTCTGCGCTTTCCGCTATGCGCTCTGCGCCTTCTTCCCGGGCCGCCTCAACGAGTTCTCCCTGGAATTTATCCATGCCGTCCACCATCGCCTGATCCAGATCCAGCGTAGTCTCCTCTTTCTCTGTTCCCATAAAAAACCTCCGATTTCCTGTTATTGGTTATTCGATATTGACCGGGGCATAAAAAAAGGCCGATATGGAGTGTATGGACCCCATACGGCCTTAATTTTGACTCTCAAAGGTGATCAAACCCCTAAAAGCGCCCCGTTTTTGATTGACTATTGACTATTGACTATTGAAAAAACTCTGTGTTCTCTGTGCCTCTGTGAGAGACCTTTTTTAACTTTAGGCACTCCCTATCCCCATGTTTGCTTGATACAGCTTATCCACAGCCACCTTGGCCGCATTAAACTTGTGTCCCATATCCTTCAGGACCCCGAGATACCCCTGGGCCTCGGGATCATCCTGTATTAATTGCAGCAGCCGGTGTTCCAACCGGGTCAGCAATAGATCCTTAAACCGCTCTCCCTCTTCGGAAACCCCCAGGGCCAGATCCTCGGCCTGGGCTCGCAGTTCCGCCTCGGACTGTGCCTTGCGGCTCGCCCGGCGCTCCGGGTCTGCCTGCTGTTTGGGCCGCAGACTCACCACATCCACCTTAGCTCCTGATTCCATTGCAGCCCTCCGGGCTGGTTATTAGTTATTAGTTATTGGTTATTAGTTATTTGTAAAAACTCTGTGATCTCTGTGTGCTCTGTGAGAGAAAATCTTTTAAACTTCGCCGTTCCTGCTGCGCCTTCGCCGTTCCTGCTGCGCCTTCGCCGGTGGCCCTGCTGCGAGAGACTTTTTCCCTTCATTCAAAATTCAATGTTCGACGTTCGTCTTTTTAGCGTTCGTCTCTTCCTTCCCCTCCAGCTTCTCCGCCAGATCCACCACCCCTTTCAGATCCTCCACTTCCTGGGCATCCGCCGCCGCTTCCTTTGCCTCTGCCTCTTCCTTTGCCACAACCTGTGCGATCTGTTTTGCCTCATCCTTGGAAACAAGCACACCCTCGTCATTCAAATTCACCCTCTCCACAATCGATTCCAGGGTCTTGAACGGCAAAATATACGGCGCAAATCTTGGCTTCTCGGCCAGCGGCACGATAATCTCCTGCAGCGCCTTCAGGGTCTCGTTTTCCTTCATAAGCGCCTGTATGCCGCTCACATGAAAAGATCCGTCAAAGACCGGCACACCCGTTACCCCGTTTGCGGCTTCAGGGTTGGGGGCTATTCCGTATTCAAGCAACTCGTCCGCGCTGAAGATCCGGGCGTAATCCTGATATCCCGCGTGGGTTCCGATGATCTCCAGCCCTGCATCTATCCCCTGAATAGCCCCGCGTTCGATATTTTCGCCCATAAGCGAGTAGACACCCATGGCCTGGTCGAGATTCTGCGCCGACTCGCGGGCGGTCATATCCTGCCGGTATCCCGGGAGACCCTGGACCGCGTCGGTCACAAACGACCCCCGCTGAAACTGCTGGTCGTGATACTGCACACTGGCAAGCACATCATTGATCCGGCTGCGCCGCTGCACCTCGCGCACGGCCTGCTGACCGCTGATCGTATCCTTTACCGCGTAGGTCTTGCCGGGCCATGACTCCACATCGGTCGGGTCCACCAGGGCATCTACATTGACCTCCGTGGGCGGGTTGACAAGCCACTGGAGGCGATCCTGCTGAAGACACATTGAGGTGTTTATGGCCTCCCACACACTCAAAACCCCTTCGAGAAGACCTCTGCCCCCGAATGCGAGAAGACCCGGCAGCGCTGAAAAAGAGATACCCGGCCATCTGAGCCGTTTATAGGGAACGCTTTTAGGTTTCTGGATGACACGGTTTCCGGCCACGGTATAGGTTGCCCTGGGCAGCAGAACCTCACCTTTGGGATCCAGGATGATCCCCCAGAACTCGGAGGTGAGTATCAATTTCCGGAACTTCGACCGCTCCCAGATCATATTCTTACGGGCCGAGATCGCATCTTTTGTCATAAAGGGATTCTGTGGGTCTTCGCCGTCCGTTTCCTTGGCCCGGGCCACGTCAAAATAGCGGCCCGACTTCTCGCCCTTGAGCAGTACAAAATAATCGAGCCATTCCTGGTGTATCCAGTAGATCCCCGATTGGCAGTCACGGGCCAGGGCATCCGGGTCGCGCTGTATCTTCCACGGTTCCACTAAGGCGAATTCCAGCCCCTTGCCGGGTACCCAGCGGGGGATCATCTCAAGACTGACGCCCACGGCCAGACCCATGGTCACGGCATCGGTGAACCGGATCACAAAATCGGAGTGGGTGCTGTTAAGATGTCTCTCCATGACCTTCTGGTGGAAATCGGCCGCCGTCTTATTGGTGGCGTTCTCCACACTCAGATAATTGGGGGAAAACGCCTTTTTGACTGCCGCGGCGCCGTACTGGACCGTCTGGAACGGTTTGGGCGCCACATACCGCGACTGCCAATCTTCCTTGTCCGCGTAAGACTCGGGCTCGTTTTCGTGATAAACATTCCAGCAATCGTTCTGGATCCTGCGTATCCGGGCCTGGGCCTTGACCGACTGCTGGATACAGTCGTTGCAATAGTCCACAAAATGCTGCTCGTTCTCGCCCGCATAGGCCCGGGCCGCCCCTTCCCGCTCCTTCAGCTCCTGGTCATCACGTACCTTGAACGGAGAAAGGGTATCCATCTCCCGTTTCCGGTTCAAAAGCTCAAATTGTGGATCCGCCATTTTTATCGGCATGGTTCAGTCTCCAAACCTACCTCTCGCAAAGATACAAAGTTTAAAAGATTTTCTCTCACAGAGGACACAGAGGACACAGAGAAAAGATTTATAAATAAAAGACTCTGTGATCTCTGCGGTCTCTGTGAGAGACTTTTTTTCCCTTCATTTATCATCGGAGTCTTCGCTTACCTCGGTTATTCGTTATTCGATTGTTCAGTCCGCATTCGGCACTGTGCGCGGTTTCGCCTGTATCTTCACCCGGGATAAAATCCCGGTGGTCCCCCCCACAGTCATCTCGGCAATCATCATACAGTCATACGCACTGCAAGCCCTGTTAATCTCGGCCAAACACTTCTCTTCCCTCATCTTGTCATCACCCACAATCATCTTCGGGCCACCCGCCGCCATAGCCGCATCCTGCATCGTCTTGAAATCCTTACTATTGTCCACACCCATCCTCCTCATTCCCTTCTTAATCGATCGTTTAGCCACCTGTTTCCTCCACCCCTTTCGATTGTTGATTGTTGATTGTTGATTGCTAAATCCGCGCGCCCAACGCATTCGGAAATATCCGGTCAAAATTCGCCTTGTACGGCCTGCTCACTCTCCCCGGCGCCCAGTCCTCACTCCTGGACTTACAGCCGGCATGGCAGCCCCGGGGATCCGGCTCGCCATTATGCCCCTCATCCGGAAAGGTCTCGGCCCCGCAGTCCTTACACTTAAAGATCTCATTCTTCTCACCCTCCTGATCATAGGGCCCCCCCTCCGTCATCTCCCAATACCTGTCGTACTTCCCCATTGCAGCCCTCCGGGCTGGTTATTAGTTATTAGTTATTAGTTATTCGTAAAAACTCTGTGATCTCTGTGTGCTCTGTGAGAGCCTTTTTTTCCCTTTGCGCCTTCGCCGTTCCTGCTGCGCCTTCGCCGGTGTCCCTGCTGCGAGAGACTTTTTCCCTAATCATCAATCCTACCCCACCGCTCTCATCCCAACCCTCGATCGGCCCCCGTAATTCCCTCCGCGATAAGACCGCGCCAACTTCGTCTTTTTCATCTTCTCTTCAAGACTGAGTCTTTTATTTTTCGGCAACTTGACATACGGAAATAGCACACTCACCATGTACGCAAACGCATCGCCCGGATGCGAAAACTTGTCCTTGACAGGCAGGGTACCCACGATGTTTCCGGAATTATCTTTTTTCCAGTGCCAGCCGCCGTTGAGGGCGCGGTGAAGCAGGTATGCCGACTTTGAAATAAAAATCCTGGGGGAGCCGTCTGTGGCAGACATGAGAAGTGAGGTTTTGAGTGGATCGATCCGCGATACCCATCGGGTGGGTCCCGGTTCAAAACGGGTCTTGAGCATACGCTCCACCCGTTTGGACGCCGACTCGATCCGGGTGGACTGGTCCGGGGTCCGCATGGTCAGATCGCCGATATCCCGCCAGTCAAAAATATTATTCTTGTACTTGGGGCTGTTGAGCAGGGGTTCGACCTTCTCCGCGATTAATTCCTTAACCCCGATATTATCGCCCGCACACACATCATGTATCCACAGCTTGCCTGGCGGTACAAACTGACCGATAACACAACAGGGGCTATGCCAACCGTCCCAGCCGCGTACACCGATACCGCCCCTGACCACCGGTAAAACCGTGTCTCTACTGAAATGTTTCAGGGGGTTATACTCGGGTGTGACCTTCTTCCCCCTCATCACCGGGGCGGCCCGGCCCTCGATATACCGAGCCTTCTTTCCCGGGTCCCTGCTGAATGCGGCAATATGGGCGGCCCTGGCCTGGGGGTTTAAAAACTTGTTTTCGCGGTATTTAATACGATAGATTTCTTTGTGGATCTCAAACCCGGTCTCCGGATCAACTGCAAGGATATCCGGTCCGGCGGCTAATTCCTCGGTCCAGTGATCCTCATCCGCCGGGTTCTGGGTGATCTGCAATCTCATCAGGGTACCCTTCTGCCGGGCGGCCCTGGCAAGGGCCATCTCAAACACCTCGTATGGGAGACCCGCATTCGCCTTCTCAATAATAGGCGCGGGTTCTTCAAGCCAGATCACCGAGTACTGCGGGCCTTGTAATTTTGACAGGGAGGCCTCGTCATCGATACCGAAGCAGTCCATCTCCACCCTCGGGGTGGAATGGATGATCATCTTTTTGTCGTCGTCGTGAAATGAAACCCGGGACCCGAACATCTCCCTGATGTCGGGCGCCGTGGATATCTTGATATTCTGGTGGGTGTCCCTGACAAGTGCGCCTCTTATAGGCCGCCCGCATCTCGCAGCATGACGGACCAGGGCGATTGCCCCGGCGAATGTCTTACCCTCGCCCATTGGACCCATAAGCATGACCACCTCTGCAGCGGAATGCACAAAGGCGTCCTGGGTCTCGGAGAGTTCCACAAACCAGCCGTCAGCCATCCTTCTTGCTCCCGACGATATAGGGTTTGTATGTTGAATGGTCTTCCTTGTTGTCTTCCGGACGTTTGCCGCCCGTGCGATCCACGATATAGATCGGGCTCTTTCCCTCATCGTCTAATAATCCGGCCTGTCTCAACTTCAGATCGAT